AAGTGGACTATCAACTAGAAAACCTGTTCAAGCGCTACCGGTTTAAAAATGATGTTTACACCGACGACGATTTACTACGAATGTCTCTTGATAAATTCTTAGAGACTCAGTATCGAATCGATAAACCGTTTTCAGAGAGCCCTTTATTGTCTAAGGTTCTCAAGCGGAGTCGGGAGATCTGTAAAAAGATCCTAGGGGATTACGATCCTCTTCATCATGAATCCTTATGCCGGTTTGGAAAACGTGCTACGGTTGGGTGCCCTATGGCCCGGTCCTATTTGGATCGTAAGCTAAAGGCGCCTATCAGTGGTTCGAAAAGTCACATATCCTGGTTTAAACAATACTTAACTAGGGATTCACTCCTGTATGATGCTATACGCGATGTGAATAAGCGGACTAAGGAGTATTTTAGTCCGTGTGACACTCTAACTCTGTCTTATGTTCCTAAGAGTTGGAAAGCACTACGAGGCATTATGCCTGATACAACTATAGGCAGTTTTTATACCTCTGGTTTGGGACGTTATATTCAAGAACGTCTGCTTTCCGAAGGCTTAGATATCCGACATCTCCAAGAGAGACATAAGGTGTTGGCTAAGCGGAACTCTGTTAGCCGGAAATTGGTCACTGCTGATTTATCATCAGCTAGTGATTCGATTACGCGTGAGCTTCTTTGGAAAATTCTTCCTTTACCTTGGTTCCGGGCCATTACTTTTGGACGGATAGCTACTATCAGATTACCTGATGGGAGCATTTGTGATATGAATACTATGATCACAATGGGTTTAGGTCATACTTTTCCTCTTCAAACTCTTGTCTTCTATAGCCTCATAAAGGCTATAGGGGAATTGGCGTTGTCCAGAAGTATTTTTGTTTCTGTCTATGGTGATGATTTAATTTATCCAAGGATAGTGCACAAATATATTGTGCCTATTTTTGAGATGATACACCTTAGGTTAAATTATGACAAAACATATGTTATGGACAATTTCCGGGAAAGCTGCGGCGGTGATTATTGCCACGGTTTTGACGTGCGGCCTTACCAACCAGAAGGTCAGCATCAACTGCTCGATCGGCGTTCGTACGCTCAATTTCTCTATAAATTCCTTAATGGAACCCTCTCGCGATGGAGTCGGGAAGAAATACCCGTTACCTTTGAATTAATCAACACAGAAATCTATCTGTGCTCTGGTGAAATTCTTCAGGTTCCTCTCCATTTTCCAGATGGCGCTGGCCTTAAAATTTCACAACCGTCTAACTCCTATGGAGACGCGGTTGTAAATTTGCAGTCTTTTAGATCTGTTTCGAAGTATATGTTTGAATATATACATTCGGAGCATGATTTTCGGACTGTTAGGTCTCAGTTGCCGTATTACTGGGAGAAGTTACGCTCTAGCAATATGCTAGAAGAGGTAGAGCCCTGGACAAATTCTAATGACTTGCCTATACTTCGTTGGAAGAAGCTTCGCCAACGTAAGACATCAACCCCTAACAGGGGTGCACGGAACCGTGCGGCAACATTAGTACCAGGAGTG